CAGATCCGGGTACTCCTCCTCCCCCAGAAGACTCGGAATACAACCAAGAAGATCAGCTAGCAACCCTGATTCGCAACAAGTTTGAAGAGTCTCGAGATTATCGTCGCAATATCGAGAATGAACGGTGGCTTCCCGGGGAAGATGCCTACAATGGGATCTATGTGGAAGAACTCCGTAAAGAGTCGGGCAGGAACGCACCTTACATGAACTTGACCAGAAGGGAGGTGACTTCGGCTCATATCAAGATCAACGGAATGTTGTTTCAAAATAACAAGATTCCGTTTTCGGTTGTTCCTGCTCGTACTCCCAAGTTTATTCCTGCAGACATCCACCAGATGGCTGAAGGGATGCCGATGATGTCTGATAAAGAGAAGTCAGAATATATCAAGGAACTCAGTACTCATCTTCCCGTCCACCAGATCCTTCGGGACCGTGCCCAGAACATGGAAGATCGAATACGAGACATTCTCGATCAGACAGATTTTACGACAGAGATTGGTAGAGCCATCCACGAGATGATCCTGCATGGTACCGGGGTATTGAAGTCTCCCGTGTTAATTCGTAGGAACTACCCGGTTTACTCCGGTAAGTTCTCTGGAAGACTTGAGAGTATCGAGAGTGCCGTAGAAGCAGAACTATTACCGACTGCAAAGTTTGTTTCTATCTTTAACCTCTATCCGTCTCCAGAAGCAGATAATGAAAATGATCTGAGTTACATCATAGAACGTACCCAACTATCATCCGTTCAAGCCAGACAGAAACTGACAGAAGAGTATGGCTACAATCCGGAAGCCGTAGCTGATGTGCTGGAAAACAAGTACACGATAGGTGGTTACGAACTCTCCAGACCAATCAACCCACACCAAGAGTCCTATCAGGAATCAGAGAAAGAGTACGAACTCTTGGAGTTTTGGGGGACCCTCGACCGGGACGATCTGGAAGGTTACATTGACGAAGATGCTCTCGGTATTCTCGAGGTGGCACCAGTTTGTGTGACAGTTCTTGGAAATCGAGTCGTTAAAGCCTCTATCAATCCTTATGATGGGCAGATCCCTTATCACTTCTGTTACTGGCATGACAACACGCACTCCATCTGGGGTGACGGGATCTACTGGTCGATTCGAGACATCCAGAGCCTGATCAACTTTGCCATGAGTATGTACGTCGAAGGCAAAGAGATGTCTTCGGTTCCGATGGTCGGTATGGATTCTAGTCAGTTGGCAGCAAATGAAGACCCGACAGATCTCTACCCCGGGAAAGTTTGGCAGTTCGCACCGGGTGCCGATGTCTCTGGCGCATTTCGCCCGGTATTGATTCCAGACGTGACCAACGGTCTGATGGAACTGATGCAGTTTCTTCAACGGGAAGCCAATTTATCCTCTGGTCAGTCTCCGATTGGCATGGGGCAGACAGCACCCTACCAGACCCGAACTGCTACCGGGATGTCTATATTGGACCGGAATCAGGCCCGTAGCACCGCATCAGTAGTTCAATCGATTTCGCACATGATGCGAAACACTTTAAATGGAATCTATCGGTGGATCTTAGTGGATACGGATGATCCGGAACTCCACTGTGATGCGGACGCACTCTGCACAGGCTACGAACGCTACATCGCTGAAGAAGTTCACAATCAACAACTCCTTCAGTTCATGCAGGTTCTTCAGCAGTTACCGGGTCTAGCGGAAGAAATTCGAGTAGACCGTTTGGCAAAGCCGATCCTGAACGCCTTCAATCTGGAACCTGATGAATTACTGAAGACTCCGGAAGAGAAGCAGCAAGCCCAGCAGCAAAAACAACAGATGCTGCAGATGCAGATGCAGATGGAGGCTCAAAAGAAACTGCAAGAAGGACAGATCGATGAGCAGTTAAAGCGTTTAGATTCTGCTCTTGAAGAGAGACACAGCATCGGGAAGCAACGCAGAGAGTTGGAGATTCAGCGAATCCTCAAGATGATGGACATGGGCCAGATGGTTCAACCTTCTGATTTTTCAGATCTTTCCATCATGCTCAAGGAGGACCAACAGAGAATGGCCCAACAAAGATATCAGCAGGAAGTTCAAGCACAACAACAGCAAGCTGCACAGGAGCAACAACTCCAGCAGGTACTAGGAGAGATGCAACGTGAACAGATGGCAGCAAACCAAGGGGCAAACGTACCCCCTGACCAACGACGAACTGCAGGTCCTCCGGGGGCAGAAGCTATGGCTACACCTCGAGGAAATGCTGCAAACCCGAATAACGGAGGAAGTGGAACGACTCAAGTTACTGGTGACCCCGGAGGGTCTAGCCCAGCATAACTCAAGGGTTGGGAAGATTCAGGCATTTCAAGAGATTCTAAACTATCCCGACTACGTCCAAAACCTTTCTCGAGATACGAATGACCAATCCAGAAAAATTGGAAGAAGTTCCATCGACCGATGAAGAAGTAGAACAACCTTCTGCTGAACTCTCTAAAGAAGATATCTGGACTCAGATTTCTGTAGGAAAAGACCAAGTTAATTCAGAACCCGAACCGGAACCAGAGCCTGTTGCAGTCGACCCTGAACCAGAGCCAGATCCGGAACCAAAACCAGAGCCGAAACCAGAACCTACCTTGGACAACGACCCCAAGCTAGCTAAACGGTTTCGAGACTCGCAAGAATTTATCTCCAAGTTAAAGGCTGAAAACAAGGAGATGAACGAATCATTATCTCGGTTACAGCAGGAGATCGAAGATCTCAAGAGAAACCGGGAGACACAACCCAAGCAGGAAGCACCATCTGACCCGGTGCCTAACCTACAGGAGTTGTTATCCGATTTGCCGCAAGACGTTCGAGATGAACTCGAGGCATTTCCCGAACTGTTTCGAGGAATGACTACCCTGTTGGACAAGCGCATCAAGCAGATGCAACAACAGGTAGATCCGGAGATTCAGGAATTCAGGAAAGAAAGAGAACGACGACAGGTACAGGACTCTTTGTCCAAAAGACATCAGTTGGCAAATACCCAACTTGGGATTCTCAACGCCCGGGAGATCGACTTTGATTCTCCGGTCTTTGCCCAGTGGGTTCTTGGAAGTGACTACCGTAAATCAGTAGTTACGAACTTTGCCAGCCCGGATGCTTTTGTAGACCTGATGCGATCCTTTCTTTTTGAATATCCAGACGAAGCCCAACGCCAAGAACCTACGCAACCCGTAGTTTCTACCTCGCAAGCAGACTCCCAGAGGGCGGAGAGACGGAAAGCTGCCAGTAGTGTTGTCTCACGAAAGTCGGCACCCGAACGACCTAAAGCCGGAATTGCTTCTTTAGATGATAAAAGCAAGTTCTGGTCACAACTAATGCAGACTTAATAGGAGACCAAAATGGCTATTACAACTACCGCATTCGCAACGACTAGCGGTAATCTTTACGGAGACCTGTCAACCGAAGATGCGTTGACGATTCAAAGTAAGATGCTACCCGTAGCGAAGAAGAACCTGACTTTTGCTCGGTTCGCTCAAAAAGATACCAAAGGCCGCAATGATGGCAACGTCATGCGCCATAGACGGTACAAGAAATTTCCTCTAAATGACACCCCATTGGGTGAGGGTGTGACTCCCGATTTTGACCAGCTAGAATCAGAAGTGGTCAGCACAACCATCCGCCAGTACGGTAGATATGTGCCTGTAACCGACTTGATGGAACTGCTGGGACAAGATCCCTACATCAGTATTATTACAGAACGTCAGGCGCAACAAGCCGCAGAAGTGATCGACCTGTTGTGCTACAAGACTTTCCGTAATCCAGCCAACACCATTTATGCTGGCTCAACAGGTGGTACAAAGAATACTCAACGAGATCAAGTGAATGCGGTAGTAACTACTGCTGATCTTGACGCAGCAATCCGACACTTAGAGGGTCTAGATGCAGAGAAACTGACAGAGATGCTAGCCGCAACTCCTGACGTTTCAACGCAACCTTTGCGACCTAGCTATGTTGCGATCTGCCACCCGATCTTGCGCTACGACCTAGAGAACTTAAATGGGTTCGTACCTGTCGAGCAGTACGCCAATAGCTCACAAGCAATGGACTATGAGATTGGTTCCTACAAGGGAGTTCGCTTCCTCGTGACCACTCAAGCAGTTGCTTTTGACTATAACGGTGATAACTCAATTGGTGCTGGTGCTACCGGGACATCTCTAGTCGAAGATGCTAATGGCACTCGGGCAGAAGTTTACCCGATTGTGATCTTCGCAAAAGATGCTGTTGGCACTGCAACTATCGGGGGAATGGACAGCATCGTTCCCAAAGTTGTCCGCCCGACACCTAGCGGAACCGATCCCTTGGGTCAACGTGGTACAGTAGGATACACTTTCATGCATGGTCAGTTAATCCTTAACGAGGATTGGATCATTACAATTGAAACAGGTGTATCTGCTCTGGTGACACCAACTGCTGGGCCACTTTACGGTGCTAATAGCTGAAACTAATAAGTCTCGGGATTACTAAGATCTCGGGACACTCTCATCTAAAGGAGATGTTATGAAGAGTGATAAGCAACAGATGAGCTATGTGCCTCAGACTTCTGAGCACAAACTCATTACAACCAACGGAACATTCGACTTCACGCTTCCGATTGGGGCAATCGTAGAAGACGTAGTAGTGGTCAAGAAAGTTCTTGATGCCACTGCAACCACCGCAACCCTGAATATTGGTACAACTGCCCTTGCCAATTACTACACGGGTACTGCCATCGACGTAGATACGACGAACGGTACTGTGGGAGTAGCTGGTATTGATGCAGCAAAAATGATGGAAGCAGTAGCCAGTGATCGCATTGTGCGGATCACAACTGCTAATCTCGCCAATACTGCAGTGCGAATTTACGTTTGGGTAAACTATCGGTTTGCTTCTAACGATTACCCAACCCAGTTGGTGTAATTTCTCATTAAATTCGTGAGGTGGTCGTGTTCGGTCACCTTGCGAATTTATACGCTTTAAACTATAATGTAGGCTAAAAATGGCTCAAGCCCAGTACTACGAACCATCTCTCTCCCAAGCTTATTACAACCCCGGAACAGGACGGTTTTCACAGGTCTCTGCCCATGCAAATTTAGCCAAAGAATGGGACGGTGATCCAGCCAGTATTCCTGATGGATATGGGGTAATCCGCATTGAAATGGGACGAGATGTCCATGACACGGCTGAAGTAGCATCCTCAATTAACGGATTCCGAGTAGTCATTCCAAGAGGAAGCGCACGAGTAGTGTCTGCCATTCACATCAATCGCTTGATGAACGAATGCTACGAAACTGAATATACGCAGACTCAATACTCTCGACCTCCCGAAGGATACCGCAGACCTAGATTTCCAATCTCATTGATTGTACCCCCTAAGAATTCTCCTGTGTTGATCGACCCCGACACCGGAAATGCTGCCAAATCAGAAGCAAAAATGGTGAAAGCACCTCCAAAACGGAAGCACAACTACACGGTAGAAGATGACATTAACGTTGGGGAACCTTCAGGATCGAGTTGAACGATTACTACAGGATACCGCAAATCGTAGATGGACAGTTGCAGAGATCAACGATTACATCTTTGACGCTCAACACGAGTTCATCCGTTTAACTGGATTCCCTTTATACACTACAAACGTTGATCTACAGGGGTTGGTTGCCACCTACGATGTGCCAACCCTGACCTCAAACAGTGTGACGTATCCTGCCTTGATGGATATTCAACGAGCACGGGTACGCAACCGTGCTGTTGAAATTCCTATTATCTCGCCTACCGTTCTCGACGAATCCTCTTCTTTCCTAAATGAATCAGTTGATGCTGATTGGCGTTCTCAGACAGGGCCAATTCGGGCTGTTGTCTTGGATCATCAGTCCGCTTCCACCTTCCGACTTTATCCGATTCCTGCTGGCAACATCGTCAGTACGGTCACCGCTTCTTTTAACGCTACAACAACAACGATCACTGTTTCTGACGCATCAGATTTAGCAGTCGGGATGTATGTTGGTGGGAATACCAATATTCCTGAGAAGACTGCTATCTTAGCGATCAGTGGCACTACGATCACGTTGTCGAAAACTACGACCAATACAGGGACTGTATCCAATGCGTCAGTCACGTTTGTATCGTCTAATGTTTTTTCCAATTACCTCCTACAAACTCCGACTACTGATGTGGATGCCATTAGTGGAACCGATCTGCTTTTTGATGCTAGCGGTTTCTTTCAGGGTACTACCGTAGTTCTACCGTCTATAGAACTGCAGGGAACTCGGAATCCTCCACGCAACGCTTTACAAAACTACGCCAACGTGGCTGGAGGAACAGACACCCCGATCATCGGGTCACGCTTTCATGAAGCGTTGGTTTTCGGTGCAGTGGAACGGGCCTATCTCAAGGAAAACGAACTCCGCAACGTTCAGAAGAGCAATGTCTTCCGAGAACGATTCCTTCAGTTCGTTGCCGAAGCAAGAAGAGAAGAGAGTGAAAACCGGATTCGCAGAGTAGGAGGAGCAAATCGGGTGAGAATGAAGGTTAGCAGGAGGTGGGTATGACGGTTTCAGTTGTAGGGTCAAACAACGAAACGGTAGTCTTCCAGACTCGTAAAGTTAAAGGGTCTGATCTAGAAACAGACGCAACGCTTCTCGACCTTGATGACATTCCTATGCCTACGGGAGTGGTAGATTCAAACAATGCCACCTACACCAATTTTTCTGCACTCTATGCTGACTTACCTTTTAATCAAAATCTCAAAGGCCCAGAAGGTCCACAAGGCCCAGCCATCGACACAGTAAGCTTGTCTCAGTCTGTTGACCTGTCAACAGTCACGATGAGCTTTACTTATCAAAAAAACGGGCAGACCTACAACATCAGCACTACCCCCACTTTTACGATTCCTGCTGGCCCTGTTGGTCCGCAAGGAGTTCAAGGCAACTCCGGTACAAATGGGGTAAATGGTGTAGACGGAAGTGATGGAGTAAGCGTCACTGGAGTCAATCAACCCAACCCAACGACTATCAATTTTAATCTTTCAGATGGAACAACCACCTCGAATGTTACTCTGCCGGGAGGTGGAGGTGGATCAGGTACAGTTACTTCTGTTGCTGTAACGGGTACAAACGGGATTACCGTATCGGGATCTCCAGTTACTGTAAATGGAACTATTGCACTTAGCGTCAATGCTTCTGATCTTAAAACACATTTAGCAATAACTTATGCAGATATTGGAAGCACACCCACAACATTAGCAGGGTACGGGATCACGGACGCATTTGATGGTGCGTTTGCATCACTAACTGCAAGACCAACCACAATATCGGGATACGGAATCACTGATGCGTTTGACGGTGCGTTCGCATCACTAACTGCAAGACCTACAACTGTTGCTGGGTATGGAATTACAGATGCCTTCGATGGTGTATTTGCTTCTCTGACTTCAAAGCCTACAACACTAAGCGGATACGGAATCACAGATGCTTTAAGCGAATTTACATTTAGTGTAACGGCAGGAAGTGGGGTTTATACGTTTAATGGATTAGGAACGGGAGGAAATAATCCGACTCTGTATTTAGTCAGAGGAAAGACGTATACATTCAACATCAACGCTTCTGGACATCCTTTCTATATAAACACTACAAATACAACAGGTACGGGATATCAATACACCAATGGTATCACAGGCCAAGGTACTACTTCGGGTGATTTAGTTTTTACTGTTCCGCAGGATGCACCGAAAAAATTATACTATAACTGCCAGTACCATTCATCAATGAATGGAACGATTCACATTCTGGATCATACCTTTGACTTTACAGATTTAGGGTCAAAACCAACCACAATAGCTGGGTACGGAATTACCGATGCTTTTGATGGTGCGTTCGCTTCATTGACTTCTACTCCTACCACAATAGCTGGATACGGGATCACGGACGCATTTGATGGTGCATTTGCTTCCCTTACATCAACCCCAACAACCGTAGCAGGGTACGGGATCACAGACGCATTTGACGGTGCATTTAGTTCTTTAACATCAAAGCCAAATACTGTAGCAGGATACGGGATCACAGACGCACTGACTTCAGTGAATCTAGCGTCAGATGTAGGTTCAACAGTTCTTCCAGTAGCCAACGGTGGAACTGGACTTACCGCATTAGGTTCAGCAGGACAGGTACTAAAAGTAAATTCAGCAGGAAACGCACTAGAATACGCAACAGATAACACAGGTGCATCAGGCGCAGATCCTGTCGTTATGGCAATCGCACTAGGTTAAAATATGGCAAACGCATTCTTACGAAAGACAGTAACCGCAGCAACATCGAGGACAGATATTTTAG